GCTAAGATTTGACAATTACATGATCAAAAACTTACAGCTATACTTAAGAGAAGGACTTACTAAGTCAATAGGAATCAATGCAGATGCAAAAAGATTTATTCAAGCTACTAGCAAGGACTTCTATGACTTCATTAGTGAGAATGAACTTGTTAAAGATGTCATGTACTATAACAGCGAATTATTGAGCTCATTTGAGGTAGATTATAATTATAAAGACATGACTCCTCAACGTTTCTCTAAATGGCTACTTGAGTATGCTAAGCACAAAGGATATAAAATTTCAAAAGATAAAAATCACAAAGGTAGATACATAATTTTTTCAGAACTATGATAATAAATTACAATCAACAAGAACAATGGAGGTCTGAGAGACTCCAAAATGTTAAAAACAAAATAGAAAGCTATTGCTTTGATGAAGAAATCTTTAGCATAACTGACCACAAAGGCACACTAGAGGTAGACTGGATGACTCCTAATCCACATCAAGGGTTTATAAATTTACTAAAAGAATTTTGGGAGCTTGAAAATGAGCACTTAGTTGAAAACTATTATAAATCAAAAGCAATATGACCAAAGAAAACAAAGCAAAACTCAAGGCATTAGAGCTTGAGACATCAATGGCTAAGTATCCTAGTATGAATCCAAAGTACTTGCCATCTACAGAGTGGGCTGACAACTCAGCTAACAGCCTTACTAAGTCTATAATATTTTACATCAATGCTACTGGCAACCAAGCTGAGAGGATAGGTAATCAGGGACAATATAGAGAAGGTAACAAGATTCAAGTAGGAACTGGTGAGATAGCTTACACTAAGCAGTTGCCTGGTAAGTGGACACCAGGACAAGGTACTAAGGGAACTGCTGATATCTCAGCTACTATCAATGGTAAGTCAGTCAAGATAGAAGTGAAGCAAAAAGATAAACAAAGTGATGTTCAAAAAAAATATCAAGAATCTATTGAAAAGGCTAAAGGTGTGTATGTTATTATGAGAAATTTTGATGATTTTGTTGTTTGGTATGATGATTTTATAAGTAAAAATTAGTATATTTGTATTCGTAGAGTGGACGCTACTAATAAGAAATTAATAAATCCCTGTCATGATGAGACGTCCACCTCTGATTGATGGGGTTTTTTTATTTATGCAAGTTTGGAAAGATATAATTGGATATGAAGGAATATATCAAGTTAACAAAAAAGGTGAAGTTAAATCTTTAAAAAGAAAAACACCAGGTACTTTTACTACTATTGATAAGTTGATTAAAAAGTCAATTAATTTAAAAGGATATTATACCTATCATTTATCAAAAGAAGGTAAAATAAAAAACTTTTTACTTCATAGACTTATTGCAATTTATTTTATTGATAATCCTAATAATGAAAAATGTGTTAATCATAAAGATGGAAATCCATTAAATAATGATATATCTAATTTAGAATGGTGCTCTTATTCTTATAATTCATTTCATGGATATGAAAAAAATGGTAGATTAAACCCAAATAGAAAATTGAAAGAATCTCAAGTAATTGAAATAAAGGAAAAATTAAAAAATTCTTATTGGGGAATAGTAAAAGATTTATCAATTGAATATAATGTATCTATTTTTATAATAAGTTTAATAAAAAAAAATAAAACTTATCACAGAAATTAATTGCACATCTAAATAAAATTATTACATTTGTAAACAATTAAATATATATACATGCAAACAGAACCAAACAAAGTGCCATTGTGGACTAAGATTCACAAGGCAAAGATGAGCATTGGCAAGGTTGTTAAGAACAGCACCAATCCTCACTTTAAAAAGAGCTATGCTGACATCAACGCATTGCTTGAGACAGTTGAGCCTATCCTTCATGAGAATGGACTGCTCCTATTACAACCTATCCATGATAAGATACTGAGCACTCAGATAATTGACATTGAGACTGGTGAAATGATTGAAAGCTGGTTAACACTACCTGACAACATTGATCCACAAAAAATGATTAGTGCAACGACTTACTACAGAAGAGCAACACTTCAATCACTATTGAGCCTTCAAGCTGTAGATGATGATGGTAACTCAGTCGCATCAGCAACAAAGCCATCCCTTACAGATGACAGATTCAAAGAAGCTCTTAAATCTATTGAGTCAGGAAAGTACACAGCAGAGAAATTAAAAGCAGATTTTAACCTAACCAAAACACAATTACAAGTATTATGAAATGGCATCCATCATCACTAGGTAAACTTATGACTGAGTCTCGCACTAAGTCAGAGACACTATCACAGACTACTAAGTCTTACATCGCATCCAAAGCAAAAGAGGACTTCTTTGGATACAACTCTTTTATCTCTACAAAGGCAATGCAGAAAGGCACTGACTGGGAGCATGAGTCTATTGAGCTAGTTAACCAAGTCAGAGACACATTCTATATCAAGAATGGAGATACTATTGAAAATGACTGTCTAATCGGTACACCTGACATCATCTTAGACAATTCAATTATTGATATTAAGACATCATGGTCACTTGAGACTTTCCCAGCTATCTCATCAGAAGGAATTAACAAAGACTATGAATGGCAATTGAGAGGCTACATGATGCTATGTGATAAGGCATCAGCTGAGCTAATCTACTGCATGATTGACACTGATGACTTTCTACTATCTGACTGGGATAACAAATCTATTCATAAGGTAGCTCACATTGACCCTAAGAAACGAATCACAGTGCTTGAGTATGAACGTAACATTTCAACAGAAGAGTCCATTAGAGAGCGTCTTTTGGCTTGTACTGAGTATTACAATGAATATTTTGTACAATTAAACTGTAAGTAATGGAAAAATCCTACTTCATTATTGAGTCAAGCCTAGAGAATCTCAAGTATGCTAGATACTCAGCTAAGACATTCAACAAGTCAGGTCATGACTATTGTATTTTAGTCACAGATAACATTGACCAGCTTGATGTTAGGAAGGTAAGTAAAGAAGAATTTAATAATTTAAACAAAGCAAAATGATAGAACTAAACAAAACGTACAAGAACCTAACTAGAGAACAGTTAGTGATGCCAATCTCAGATAAGGCTGGCATGGTGGTTTATCAAGTAACTAAGCCTACTACAGATAACCCAATGAATGAATTTAAGTGCACTACAGCACGTTTTTTAAACCTATATAAATTAACAAAATGACAGAAAAAGAATTTTACCAACAAGCAATGCTTGCTGCAATGCAAGGCTTGTTATCAGCAATCGGAAATGGCTATGAAGCTGAGTACGTAAAACCTCATTCAACTGTAGCTCTTATGGCTGATGAGTATGCAAAAGCTCTAACAATAAGAGCTGAGATTGAAGTACAGAAAATGAGACTTGAAAACTCATTCCCTGAGAAAGTAGTATAAAACAATTAAACAAATAAATATGACACACACAACAACTGGAGTAATTATCAACAAGTTGCCCGCAAAGCAAGTATCTGAAAAGTTCAGAGTGCAAGAGTTTATCCTTAGAGTAGGACAACCTGAGGACAAATATCCGCAAGAAGTGAAATTTCAATTAGTTAATGACAAGATAGATCTGCTAGACTTTATCCAAGTGAATGAACAAGTAGAGGTGACATTCGAGCTGAGAGGTAGAGAATACAATGGCACACACTACGTGACCTTAAATGCTCTAAAAGTTACTTCTAAGCTATTCTAATGCGATTAGTTAAGTACATTATAGTAGTGCTATGCCTAATGGCTACATTTGGTCTGTTTTTTTATGGCATGCACTACTTTCTTGGCAAGAGAGGAGTCACAATCGTTTCAATAATAATTTTAATTTATTTCACCTATGGATTTATCAAAGATTTATACTATCACTATCTTAACAGATAAGGACTTCTCAATCAAAGAATGGATGATAGAGCAGACTACTATGAGGATAACAAACAGATACTTGAAGGTACACATAGCTGAGGACATCGGAGTGCATTACTCACAGCTGTGTAGATTTATGAGTGGTAACACTGTGACTGACGCATTTTATGACAAATGGTTTAAATGGTATATTCAAAATTAGTATCTTCGCAACATGACAGCATTTTTTACTTCATTGGTAGCTAGTTGGTGGTTTGTTAACTTTGAGCCGATTCAGAAATACATTGACAGATTCATTTTACCTGACTGGCTACACACTGCTTTAGGATGCTGGAAGTGTATGTCATTTTGGACAGCACTAATCTACTCACAATCATTCACCGTAGCTTGTGCTACATCACTTACAGCAGTATGCTTGAACAAGCTGATATACAACTCGTAGAATCAATTATCGCACTACCTGAGAAAGAGATAATGACAAAGAGGTCACTATCACAGCTTAAGATGGTTAAATTTATGGCTACTAAGGTAATGGACAAAGAGTGTTTTTGTTCTACAGTAAGACGCAAAGTGTGGTATAAAGACTTTTTATCCTGGTATGAAAAGAATGCTTGACCAATACTTGCAGAATAACTACACAGAGGTGCTCAAATATACAAAGCACTTCATTCAACGACTTAAAATCCCTAGCTCTATAGAAGCTGATGCTGTCATAAATAATGCTTACATTCATTGTGCTAAGTTACAGATAGAGAACATTACACAAGATAAAGCTAAGAGCTATCTACTCAACACAATCAAGTACGAGTTAATTTGGACTCAAGGATCTAGGACAAAGAAAGATGACATCTACAGATCACACGAATACTTAGAAGACTCACTAGATGACTCCTCAGACATTGAGCACAAAGTAAACTTAGAAGAGAGCTATAATTTCAAGAAGGCAATGGTGGAGATTTACCGTAACTCTTTGGATGATCGGATAAAAAGAATTATCTTTGAGGCTTACTATGACAAAGGGCACTCTACTCAGACAGCTCTTGCTAAGTACTTTGATATCAACAGCACATCAGCATTCTTTCTAATCAAAGAAATAAAACAAAATATTAAATTGATACAATATAGGTATAAAGACTAAAATTATGGAATACACAATCAAACCAGAATTCGTAGGTAAAACTGTTAAAATATATGACAGATTCCAAGGCACTAAGACTATTGTAGTCAACAACCTTGACCTAAGCAAAGTGAAATACTATCAGACTATTGGACTTAAGCATGTATTTGAAGAGGTAGTGACTGATACAGCTCCTGAGTCTACTGTAATTGAATACACAGCAGTTGAGGATGTGCCAGTTAAGAAGAAACGCACTAAGAAGGTTACTCAAGACAATGGCTTGCAGTAACATAGTATCTAAAAAAATAAGTTGTCCAAGCAAAAAGTTGGATTTTCCTTTTGACTTTAGTAAATACAACACTATTGTGGATGTTAGAAAATTAAAGAATTTACTATGGCTAAGCATAAATACATAGCTACTCCTGAGGCAATGTGGGACTTATTTGTATCTTATAGAGATTGGTGCAAAGCTAATCCTAGATATCAATACTCACTCTCTAATAAAACTGGCGAGGCAACTGCTATCCCATTAGAAAGACCATTGACGCAAGTAGGATTTAGAAGTTATGCAGCGGATAATGGTAGTGCAGTGCAAGATTATTTTGCTAATACGGACGGAAGATATATTGAATATGCGACAATCTGTACACGCATAGAGGAAGCCATCCGACATGACCAAATAGAAGGTGGCATGGTTGGACAGTACAATCCATCCATAACTCAGAGACTAAATAACCTGACTGAGAGAGTTGATACTACCACAAAGGGTGAAGCTATCTCAGAGATTAAAGTGAATATTATTACTTCTAATAAAGGGGAGTAATCTTAATAATAAATAATATAAGTACTACTAATAGTGGTATGATTTGTCTATGGAGCTAAACTCAACTGTCATCTTTCAAAAGAATCATGAGGCACTCAATAGCCATGAGCATAGGTTTATTATTAACGAAGGTGGCTCAAGGTCAAGTAAGACTTACAGCTTATGTCAGCTGATAATAGTCTATTGCTTACAGAATCCTAACAAGGTAGTCAGTATCATCCGAAAGACTTTCCCAGCATTGAGAGCTACTGTCATGAGAGACTTCTTAGAAATCATGAAGACACTAGAGATTTATGACGTGGCTAGACACAATAAGTCAGAGCACATCTACACCTTTGGCAATGGATCTATAGTTGAGTTTTTTTCAGTTGATGATGAGCAGAAGATAAGAGGTAGAAAGCGTGACCTTGCATGGTGTAATGAAGCCAATGAGCTGTACTACGATGACTTCACTCAACTCAACATGAGGACAGAAGGAAAGCTAATCTTTGATTACAACCCAAGTGAATCTAACTCGTGGCTGTATGAGCTACCAGTTGAGGAATCAATCCTAATCAAGTCAACTTATAAAGACAATCCATTTTTACCTGAGAGCATCAAGAGACAGATTGAAGACTTGAAGAGGACTGATGAGGCACAATATCAAATCTATGCACTAGGAGAGAAAGCTATCTCTAAGAGCAACATCTACTCTAATTGGTCATTTGTTAAGCATAGACCTGCTAAGTTCACGTCTTATGTCTATGGCTTAGACTTTGGTTACAATCACCCTACAGCTTTAGTCAGAGTCTATTGGAGAGATAAAGATATCTACATTGAGCCAGTAATTTATGAAAGCTACTTGACCACTACTGACCTAATCGCAAGGATGGATCAACTCGGCATAGAGAAGAGCATCAACATACTAGCTGACTACTCTCGACCTGAGACAATAGCTGAAATTGACAGAGCTGGCTACTACATTGAGAATGCTAACAAGGTAGTCAAGCAAGGGATAGATAACATTAAGACCTTTGGTATATTTTGTGAGGATCATCCAGCTATCAAGAAGGAGTACGAGAACTATAAGTGGAAAAAAATAGGTGACCAAATCACAGATGAGCCAGTGAAGTTGTGGGACGATGCTATGGATGCCATCCGTTACGCTGCAACCCACATTAAGAAGGAGTACTTCACAGATGACAGCTATCTATCCTTCTAATTGAATTCTAATAAAAATACAATATAGGTATGGCAACTACTATAATCGCACAGCCTCAGGACTTCACTCCAGCGTACAATGAGTGCAAGTTTATCATTGACTCTACTAACAAGAATAACTCAGGCTTTAGATACATCTTTGAGGTCTTTGATTCTGTGACATTGGATAGGATAGGATACTACAAGGCACTGCCTACTTATGGCACTGGCTATGGTGAGCAAGACCTGAGCAAGCTATTAAGTAACTCAGTGAGCTTTGACTTCAATCCATCAATCACTACCTTTTATGATGCTGAGAATAGCTACTTTGGCTATGACGTTCTATTTGGCGAGGAGTACATTTTTGACTTGAGCTACACAGCATCACTAACTGACAATGCTGGCAATGTTCGCATCACAGCTACACATCCATTTGTAGTAGGTGACCAAATTAACATTGTACAAGGTGCTGGTGGAGCAGTTGCTAATCCTGGTGTTGAGGGACTTCACACTGTGATAGCTATCACTAGCACAACTGACTTCACAATCAATGCACTATGGTCAGGAGTCACAGATGCTACTATCAATGGTGTTGTTGAGTATGCTGATAAGAGAAAGACTATAGACTTAGACATAGAGTCAACACTTGATAAATTTGTCTTCAATGGTGTTTACCCTTGGCTTGAGTTCCCATATTGGGATGAGACAGACTATGAGCTTGATGGCATCACTAAGGAATGGCTAACAGACCAACCTCAAGAATTTAGCTCAACACCTGGTCAAGATTTATGGTTAAACATGAGAGGCTTTGGAGTTGCACCAGGTGGTAAGGTATACTTTGAGAATGACAATGGAGATATATTCTCTAAGGTAGTTGCTGGTAGTCAGACAGTCAAAGGTGTGGCAGTTGGTCCTAATAATTATGGCTCACTAACAGTAGTAAGTGGCACAGCTCCATTGGTAAAAAATGATACTACTAGCTATGAATTTTGGTATGTTGATGGTTCTCCACAGACTCAAAAGTCAGTCAAGTACAAAGTCAATATAGACAGA